CAACACCAGACTCTACCCAATTGGATGACTCTGTAGCAACGGGAGAAAGTCGAACTGAAGAGGCTATGCTGGCTGACATTCTTCGCAACACTGAATTTCTCAGTGATGAAGAATCTCTACCCGATGAGCAAGTACCACAGTTAGACGCGGAATACTCTGATGAAGAAGACCCAGAATCATCAGACGAAGCCGATAACGTAGATGATGAAGAAGAAGTAGAGATTGAAGAAGAAGAAGCAGAGGATGAGGATGATACGTCTACCCAAGAAGCCGATGTGTACACTACTGATGATCTAGACTTGGATGCACAAGTACTCGTTAAAATTGATGGCGAGGAAGTTGCAGTATCCTTTAGTGACCTTATTAAAGGTTACTCTACTGAACAACATCTTTCTAACAAGGGTCGTGAACTTGGTGATGCAAGAAAGCAGATGGAAGAAGAATACGCTAGTAAGGCCGAAGAGCTAACAGCAATGTCTCAGGCATCTGCAGCTGTTTTGTATAACGCAGAACAACAACTCGCCAAAGAATACCATGAGATCGAAGCAGCAATTCAAACTGCCCGTGAAGAAGGTGATACCTATGAAGTTAATGAACTTAAAGACAAGCGTGAACTCGCTCAAAGTAACTATTGGAAAGCACGTAAACAACGTGAAGACATGGTTGCAGGAGTTCAAAAGCAAGCTGAAGAACAAAGCACTAAAGCTTGGCAAGAGCAATTGGAGTATTTCAACGAAACAATTCCTACTCTCATACCTGACTTTAGCGAAGAAACAGCTATGTCAATTCGAGAGTTTGCTCTTGAAGAAGGGATTCCAGCGGAAGTACTTGATACTATTGCTGATCCTATTATTGTTAAGTTTGTCGATGATTATCGGCGATTAAAACAAGGTGTTACTAAAGGCGCAGCTAAACGCAAAGTCACAACAGTAAAAAAGGCTCCTATTAAAAAGACTCGTACTCGAAATCAAAAAGAAATAGATGCGAAGTCACAAGCTAGGAACAAGGTACTTAGTGGCGAAGGCACTGACGCAGATCAAATGGACTTTCTTAGGGGACTTGCAGAACGCTCATTAAACTTATAAATACCCAGGAGGTATAATAATATGGCTAGTACACTCGGTGTACGCGGCACAGGTGGACCACAGGGTCCAGCTCGCGGAACTGGTAAAGACGTCTCACAGCGTGAGGATCTTGCCAACTTCATCACAATGATTACTCGTGATGAGACCCCTTTCATGTCTTCAATCGGTAAGGCAAAAGCAACAGCTATTTATCACGAATGGCAAACAGATCAGCTGGAAGCTCCAGGCTCATCACGGATCGCAGAAGGCACAGATTATATCGAGCCAGATGCAACTGGTTCTGGTGGTACAGGCGCAACTCCTGCACTCGGTGCAAAGTTTGCCGTATCAGGTCCAAACCGGACTCGTCTCGGTAACTACACTCAGATCAACGGTAAGACAATTGCTGTATCAGGCACACGTCGCGCAGTAGATCAAGCCGGTGTTGCTGACGAATATGCATATCAACTGAAAAAGCGTGGCACTGAGCTTCGCCGTGACGTTGAGCATGACATGATTCACTCAATGAATACTTCAGCTGCTGTTGGCGTACAGGGTAATACTGCACGTTCAGCTGGTGGTTTCCAGTCATTCATTAACTCAGCAGCTACTGTTGATTACGTAGGTGAGTTCCAGGCTCCTTCAGCTGCCACAACTGGCGCTGGTACAGACGCTGACGGAACTGCAATCCCACGTTCAACCATTGCTGGTTCTACAACTGCACCTGATCGTGATCCTCTTGCACTAACTAACATCGATGGTGTTATGCAAAAGATCTACGAAGAAGGCGGTAAGGCAACTAAGATCATGTTGTCACCAAAGCTTCGCCGTGACTTCTCTGACCTTATGGTTGGCGACACAGGCGTACAGCGTAACATTGACGACTCAGGCAAACTGCGTCAGTCAGTAGACGTTTACATGTCAGACTTTGGTGATCTAATGGTAGTTCCTAACTACATCATGGGTCTTACTAACAACTTCGCATTTACAGGTGACAACAACGTTGCTCACTCAGGTGCTGGTGTTACTAACCTTGCTAACTTCTCTGCATTGGTCTATGATCCAATGTGGTTCGCTATTGCAACTCTGCGTCCTCTTGCAGAAGTTGACGTAGGTCAGCAAGGTGACTCAACTAAAGGCATGATGGTTGAAGAATCAACCTTGGAAGTACGCAACCCAATCGGTTGTGGCGCTATCTACGGCCTAGAGTAGGTTTAATTGAGGGGAGGTCTTAGGGCTTCCCCTCTCTTTACTATAGGAGATAAGAATGGCTAAATATAAAGGTCCACTACCTAAACCTAAACCACCTAAAAACGCTCGACCTAATCATCCAATGAATACTGAAAAAACTACTGGTCTTAAAGAAGATCCTGTTTATAAAGCGGGTGGTGGTAAGATTCTTAATTGTCGTTCGTAGGAGATAGATATGAAAACATGTCCAGGGTGTCCAACACCTAAAAAATGCACAGCAATGGGTAAGTGTCTAAACAAACCTAATTCAGATATGAAAATGGATCCTCAGTATAAGTCTTCGGGCGGTACTGTATTTAAAGGGCGTTAGTAATGAAAATTAAATCAGGTGATACACTTTCACAAATTGCAAAGAAAAACGGAATGACACTTAAAGCATTGCTTAGTGCTAATCCAAATATTAAAAATGCTAATCAAATTCGTGTAGGTCAAGAAATCACTATTCCACCTAAAGCTATGCAAGCTGGTTCTGCTTCAGACAATCCATATGCTGGTATGACACGTACTCAAATGAATATGATGGATGTAAAGAATAAAGATACTGATAAGCAAGAAGCAGCTACTCGTGGAATGCAAACACAGGCTTCTAAAGGAGGCAGTCGTACGACTCCTACTAAGAAAAATAAGAATACTGGTAGTAGCATGAATATGTCTAAGTTTGAAGAAATGAAAGCTAAGATGAAAGCTAACCGTAAAAACAGACGTTAATCTAAACATAGGAGTAAAGTAAATGCTAGTTATTCAAACTGCTAACGGGAATACTTACCCTGCCGAAACTTGTGTCTGGCGTACAGCCGGAGTAACAGGTGGAGGCTATATTCTAACACACTTAACTGTTGGATCACCAACGGTAGCCGTAGGCTCTGCACCTTCTGCAGCACCTACAGGCGCTCAACTCGGCTATATTGGTAAATCTGGTCGTTTTGTAGCTTATACAGAACCTGCCGTTTAAGTATAGGGAGAGGACATGAGTAAAGAAACTGACTTTAAATTCCACAGCGGTACTGTAGGAGCAAGTAAAGGTATTAATGCTGGATTTGACCTGGCAACAGGCGACTGGCAAGCAGTACAAAATATTGAACACTATAAGGAAGCAGCTAAGCTAGATCGAGACCGTGAAGCATATTATGGTCGAGGTAACAGCGGCTATCGTAAGATGGCAACTATTCCAGATATTGTAGCAATTAAGATATTAGAAGATCATAAGTTAGATCTACATGATCCTGCATTTATGCAAGATCCTAATAACCTTAAAAAGCTAAAAAAGATATTAGTCACTGAATACTCTGATCTTGTAGTTAATACTTAATCGGGAGGCCAAGAATGGCACTGACATATCAAGAAATCATCGATAAAGTACGTAATTGGTCTAATCGAGACGAAGAAGTACTTAGCGATGATATTATTAAAGATTGTCTTAAGTATGCTGCTGATAAGGCTTACAAGACTCTACGAGTCCCTCCCTTAGAAAACGTAGCAACATACGACAAAGCATCTTTACAAGCCTCTACAACATCCACTAATAATCTTTCACTTAGTGTAACTGAAATTCAGTTGCCTTATGATATTGTAGAGTTTATTCAAATTAGAGAGATTGATGCCTCTGGTTTGTCTACACGGGTTTTTAATGAGAAGCTAGACATTAGAACATTTAATGATGTTAGCGCAGAAAAATATACTAATAATAATTATTGGGCTAGACAACAAAACGTTATTTATCTTTCTCCTGGCTTTGGTACAGGTAGTACAGGAGATACTGCAAATGCTATTGAGTTATACTATTACCGTAGATTACCTGCGTTAAATGCTCGCTATGCAATCACAATCTTAAACTATAATGCAGGATTTCTAACTACAACAGGTGCGGGTGCGGGTATTAACAACTCAGCATTACTATATTTTAATAGTAATACTGGAACAACCGCATATACAACATCAGCATTAGCACAAGCAGCAGACCCTGCCGGTACAGTAACTTCAACTTATTATATGGGTAATCTTGTTCCTAACTGGCTAAGAGATCAAAATGAAAGAGTTCTTATTTATGGAGCATTAACTCAGGTCTATGCTTATGTGCAAGAAGACGATCAAGCTGCTAAATACCTACAGGCATTTAATGCAGAGATTGCAGAGCTAAATGATGAAGATAAAAGACGGAATGCCTCTGGTGGTAATCTACAAGTAAATTTTAATGG